TAAAAAGAACTAAATCACATAGTTACAAAATATTATTGTAACGATAAATGTAATGTATCAAGGAATGGTAGACAAAGTTTTACAGATTAGCAAAATGTGAATAAACAAGAATTGCTGTTTTGAAAAACTTAGTGTAAAATTGCACTTATGGAAGATTCAACCTATGAAGAAATCTACAATATTGTAGAATTCGCTATTGACGATGCTGTAATTACATACGACCTTGACGAAAGACCAATTATGGATAAAGGCAAATTGCACGAAGTCATTACAGAAATAATTATGAAGCGCGAAAAGGCCCTAAGGAAACGACTGAACAAGCAAATAAATGAAAGTGTAAAAAATATTTTGGAAAATAATTGACTTATTTCCCAAAATAATTATTTTTGCCACTACAACGATAACACCTATGAGCATAATTGAGCCATTTCCTGAAGGTTTTGACCAACAGGACCATTATGAAGAAATGTTTCACAGCCACGACAGTGAAAAGTTTTGCGACTGTGACATTAGCGAAGAATTAGAGGATGAAGACGGTGTGTGTAGCCTGTGTGGATTAAAATATGAATAAATACAAATATGAATACACTAACATCTCAACCATTTTTGACTATCATCAGTGCGCTGTTGGTCATTGGATTAATCAGGGTTATTATGGAATTGGCCTCTGAAAAAAGAAAACGTAAAAACGAACAAGATTTATTTGATGAAGATGATGATGAATATGACCCCGAGACTGAATTAGGTATTGGGGCTTACACTGAACCGATAACACACAATCAAAATTTAATTGTGCTTACTCATTTAAAGAATGGACTTATGTGTGATGAGGAAATGGCGAAGTACTATAAAATCAAAAAACTATCGGCTGTTATTTCAACTTTGAAGAAAAAGGGTCACGCGATTGAATATGTGAAGGATGGAAACCGTAAAGGGTATGTGTTAAAAAATTGAAAATGGCAATCACTAAATTGGCAAAATTACTCATTCTAAAAGGGATGACGCAACAGGAATTATACAACCTTGTTCAACAAAAAACGGGAAAGGCTATACAATTATACCGTATAAGTACGATGGTGAATGGTAAATTGACTGATTACAAAGTAAGCACAGCGCGAACTTTAGCAAAAGCCTTAGAAGTTTCAACCGATGAAATAATCGAAGACCATTTTGAAAATTAAAGACTTTTTTAAAAGGGTAGTTAGTAAAGGTGAGCATCATATGTTGGTGTGGGTGGTTGTATTTGCAAATCTTGATGAACCAATTTCCTTGTCGAAGATTGGTCAAAAGGTGCGCATTTCTAAAACCCACGTTTTCAGGATTATTAAATGGGGAATAGATGTTTTGAAAGAATTGGAAGTGGAGTGTCAATACAGTAGTGACTCCAACGGAATCACGGTCAGTGTGGGAAAAGCCGCTGTGAAAACAAAAGAAATTTCAAAAGTCACTCAAGAATCAAAATCAATGCCGACAGCAAAACATACCGAAACTACCATTCAGATTATTTTGTACTTGAATGAAAAAGCAAACAAGAATTTTTCAGTAGAAGCAAAAGAGGCAAAAAGATGCATCAACGCGCGTATTTCAGAAGGATACTCACTGAATGATTTTAAAAAGGTGATAGATATAAAAGTCAGCAAATGGCTAAATACCCCTCAGGAAGACTACCTAAGACCCATAACTTTATTCGGAACCAAATTCAATTCTTATTTAAATGAACGACCCCAAAACGAACAAATCACTAACCAAAGTAACATCGCAAGAACAATCGCTGTCGCTAACAAAGTCGCAAGCGAACTTAGCGGTATGGACTCGGAATAGTGTTGAAAAGGAAGTAGTGCTTGCAGCCTACGGGAAGCAAATTGGAAACTACACAACCACGGAGGACTTGACCAAATTAATTGGGATGGTAACGAAGTGGCGCATAATGTTGGGTCTTAGTAAGGAGATGAGTGAGGAGGAACTGAAAATAAACGTACAGTTCATCAAAACGAATTATCCAAAATTTACCCTGAAGGACATTGATATAGCAATCAATTGGTCCCTGCAAGGCAAACTTGGAGTTACTGTAGAACCTTATGGGGCGTTTTCGCCTCTGTACATCAGTCGTATCTTGAATGCCTATGGTGCTAAGTCAGAAGAAATGATTAACGAAGTGCTTCAACGAAAAAAGTTGGAGGCTCGTTTACAAGCCTCAGAAAAGACGGTTTTAACCTATGAAGAAAGTGTTAAACAGCGTAGGGATTATATCGTTTGGTTTATCAATAAAATCAAAAATGAAAACAAATACATTGGAGACTTTGACAACATAATGTGGGATTTCGTTACAAAGTACAATCTGATAAAAGTCAATGAAAAATGGACTGAGCAAGCGAGTGAATTTGCTGACGGTGAAATTTTGCGCGAAAATATGGATGAAGGCTATGCGAAATTTTATGACAAATTGAATTTCAACGATAAGAAGGTTGAAATGAAAAAGCGTCGTGAAATGTATGGACGGTATTATCTACTAAAGAAGTATTTTGACACCATAGAGAGCCCCGTGAATTGGATTTCCCGATATGATGACAATATGTTAATAGCACCACCTAAAAACAAGTAAAATGGACGAATTTAGCACCCTTTGTTTGGGTATCCCAACAATAAACCAAGCGGAACTTTTAAATAAAGCCCTTGAGACCTACAAAGACACTTTTTACGGTAGGCACATTTTTATCGTGGATAATGGAAATCAAAAAATCAATAGGGTTTCTCAGGGAATGAAAATTATGGTTCAAAAGCAAAATTTAGGAGTTGCTGCATCTTGGAACCTAATTTGTAAAATGGCGTTTTCTCAGGGATACACTCACGTAGCAATAATGAACGATGATATCGTTTGTGAAAAATATGCTGACGACCTTGAAGACTTCATTGATATTACAGGAGCGGGAATATACACAGGATATAAAAACTTCTCAGTGTTTATCATTTCTTATGAAACATACAAATACATAGGACCATTTGATGAAGATTTTGTAGGAGCCTATTTTGAAGATAGTGATTACTTGTACCGATGCAAACTCAAAGGCGTATTTATCGAGCAAACAGAGTTGCTAAACCCTGAAGTGTACAACCAATCATTGAGTATTCGTAAAGACCCACAACTCAATAAAAATTTTGAACAAAACAAAACCCGTTATTTACAGAAATGGGGTGGAGTTCCAACTGAAGAGAAATATTTAACCCCCTATAACCAATAATATGAACAATCAAGAAAAAAGAATCCAACCATCTATATTTGATTGGTTGGTAAAATTGTTTGAGTTTCCTGCAACACTGACAATTTCAACAATGTGGGTCCTAAGATTTATTTATTTGGCCAAAAAAAGACAGTTTGAGAATGAGGATTTTAGTAATGCACTTTTAAGGATTTGGAAAGAGAATGTAGATTACGCAAGTTTTCATCTTTTCCTTTGGAAAATGCCTGTGACCATCATTTTTTATTCATCACTAATCGTATTTATGATTTTTTTATGAAATTCAGAGACCCCAAAATTTATGCCGTTGAAATACATAGCAAGGACCCCTTAAGAAAGGAGAGCAGTCCATTTGAATATTTGTATGAATACTCATTAAAGGATGGTTGGTATAATGGTACTAAACAGTCTGAATTTGCCAAGAAACTTTCATTGGCAGAAGCGAGTATGTTTATTTCAACCTTTTCCAAAATGTATCCTGAATTTTTTCATATTTCTTTGATAAAATCTTACAGTGTACCCGTAGAATTAGGTAAAAACAATACTATAATATTGGAATCAGCAATGAATTCAATGGAATAAACAATTTTAAAAAAATATTTTAGAAAATATAATTATGAGCGAAGAAAAAAAAGCCCCCGCACCAATTCAGATTTCACACACCTACAGTCTTGTCGAGTACAATGTGGTAAAAAAAGCCAAAATGTTACAAAAGGATGGTTTTATGGTAAAATGTCATAAATGCGGCCCTCAGTTGATTCCAAACAATCAATTGGGCACATTGGTCCCTCTTTACGAACATTGTTCTACACACTGCTCGAGAGCGTTAATTGGTGTTGAAAATGATAAAGTGGTTTACATTCAAACTTGTGAAGTGCAGAATCAAAAGTTTGTGATTGAAAATGCAAACATTTCAACCGAAAAGGAAAGTACCTTAATTGTCAATCGATAAAACGATTGTTGGTATATGCAAATATTACAAGGTAACAATCTTGACTTGTTAAAAACGCTACCCAAGAATAGCGTAGACAGTATTGTAACAGACCCTCCGTATGGTTTGTCTTTTATGAATAAGAAATGGGATTATGATGTTCCTACAGTTGAGTTATGGCGAGAAGTGTATCGAGTATTAAAGCACGGAGGTTACTTGTTGTCATTTGGCGGTACTCGAACTTATCATAGGATGGTTGTAAATATAGAGGATGCAGGTTTTGAAATACGCGACCAAATTATGTGGCTATATGGAAGTGGATTTCCAAAATCTCATAATATTGGAAAGGCTGTGGATGCTTTAACGCTCACAGGTAAATCAAATCCTAAAGCATTAAGAGAGGTTCGTATGGGCGAAAACTACAAACCAACAGGTCAAGTAGATTATCATAAAGGCAGGATGTTTTCTTCCGAAATACCTAATGATAATACAGAGCAAAATATCAATAATAAATGGGAAGGTTGGGGGACTGCATTAAAACCCGCCAACGAACCTATATGTCTTGCTCGTAAACCCTTGTCTGAAAAATCCGTTGCTGAAAATGTCCTTAAATACGGGACGGGTGCAATAAATATTGATGGATGTAGAGTAGCACAATCATCAAGTTTAGGGCGTTTCCCTGCCAATTTAATTCACGATGGAAGTTATGAGGTAGTTACAAAATTCCCAAACGAAAACGGTAGCACGTCCCGTTTCTTTTATTGTGCCAAAACGAGTCAAAGTGATAGGAACGATGGCAATAATCACCCAACCGTAAAGCCAACTGAACTTATGAGTTACCTCTGTCGTTTAATAACGCCACCAAACGGAATAGTATTGGACCCTTTTATGGGAAGTGGTTCGACAGGCAAAGGTGCAATACTTGAGGGTTTTGATTTTATCGGAATGGAACTTGACCCCGAATATGTAGAAATAGCCAAATCAAGAATTACGCGGGCTCAAGCAGAATATCAAGAAATTAAAGCACAATTAAAATTATTTTAAATATGAAAAGACTATTAGCATATATGGATTTTGACTGTCCTACAGGGTTCGGAAATGTGTCGAAAAACCTTTTTGAGAGACTCACCCCATTCTTCGAAAAGAATGATATTCAGGTGGATGTGTGCGCCACGAACTATGGTAATAAGGAAACTCTACACTACCACAAAAATGTCACTGTGTATAATGCGAAATCATTTGCCAAAAATATGAGTGATAAGTGGTATAGAGATGGGTTTTTGAAATTACTACAGAGCAAACCTTATGACCTTGTATGGATGATGAATGATTTGCCCGTTATCGATGCATTTATGTCATTGATGCCCGTGATTAGGGAAAGCAAGGTCAAGTTGATGCATCCTCAGTTTAAATTATTGTTGTACACACCCATCGATAGCAATCCCGACCCATCTTGGTTTAAACACGCAAAGGATTTTGACCAAATAATCACTTATACGAAATATGGTTTTGATGAAATACAAAAAATCAAACGGTTAAAAAACCTTGAGATTATCCCTCACGGATTTGACACCAAGAATTTTTTTGAACAATCAGGTCAGAAAGAAGAGTGCAGGAAACGCGTAGGGATACCTCAGGGTAAGTTCGTCATCGGGACGGTGAACAAGAATCAGCCACGAAAAGATATGGCTAATGCTTTAATTGCGTTTGCTGAATTTAAAGACACTTTACCCAAGGGACATAATGTGTGTTTATATCTGCACACATATTATGATGACCCAACAGGGGTGAATTTACGCACAGTAGGAGATAAATTAGGGCTTGTTTGGGAAAAGGATTATACAATGCCGATGCACAAAAAATACACTGATGGAGCCTACACGCTTTCCGATATGAATGATGTTTACAATTCTTTCGATGTGTTTTTGACCACGTCTACGGCAGAAGGGTGGGGATTAACTTTAACTGAAGCCATTTGCTGTAAACTTCCAATCATATTTGGATATCACACGTCTCAAAAGGAAATAGCGGCACCTTTGAAGTCGGGAAAGTGTATTGAATTGACGAAGAGCGTTCAAATTCACGATGGTAACGCTATTCGTTACAAATTGAATCCTACCGAGATTGCTAAATGGATGAATTTTTTCTACAAGCAATATCAATCAGGGGAGAAGGAGAATTTTGATAAGTATGACGAAGTGATAAAAAAGTACGATTGGGATTTAATAGCAATTGAATGGTCAGTGATTATTGCTAAATTGCTTAAATGAATTGGGAAACCTACTTGACTACATTATTGGTGATGTCGAATATCACTTGGTTTTTGTTATTTAGAGTGGTTCAGAAGGTTGCTGAATCAAGACGCGACATTATCAATCAACTTTTGGAGGAAAAGAAAAGGGCGTAACATTCCGCTACGCCCACTCCTCAGCCGAGTTTGTTCAGACAAACTTGATACAAGTCGTTAATTAACGATTCTTGTAAACCAAGTAAGCGAGCAAAGCAATGGTAATGGTGTTGTGAACATTCACCCCACCCAACCAATTCGGGTTTTTGATGTCGAAAAATCCATTCATAGTTTTTTTGTCATAAATTTGACTCTACAAATATCAATTACAAATTCATTGAATATGTAAGGTGGTTAATTGTAGTAAAATAAAATCAATCAAATCGCTACAACTAAATCAAAATCAATCACTTACGCGTAATCAATAATGAATAATTGATATTAAAGGAAACTCAAAAACACTTTAATACATTCAATTTACATCATTATGAGAAAAGGTCGTAAGTCTTTATCGCAAACACCCGCACCAAAAAAGGAACAAATCAGGGGTAGTAAAACTAATCCCGCAGGGAGTGCTTCGAGTAAATCAAAGGCTAAATCTATTCAGTTTAGCGATGCTACTGAAAAAACAATCCGTGCAAAAGTAGCAGCACATAACCTGAAATATCCAAGCAAGAAAATTACGGTGGCTACAGCGAATGCCGTTGTTCGAAGAGGAATGGGAGCATATTCTGTAAGCCACAGACCAACGATTAGCGGTGGAGCCCCAAATTCTCGCACAGCGTGGGGGATTGCAAGGTTAAATAAATTTATGGAAAAGAAAGTTGGAAAGCCTGTAAAGGCCGCATATGTTCAAGATGATGATTTACTTTGAGATAGATATGGCTATATGTTTGAATTATAAGAAAAATACACCAAATTTGTATTAATATGTCATTTAAAGACCTTTTAAATAAACATTACACCCACACTCAAAATTCGGTGAAAAAATACGAAGTGGGTGGTAAGGTAGTTACCAAAAAAGGGGCTACCAATGATGCGAAGAAAGGAGGTTATTTCGATGGTAGGCCGCACTCAGAGGGTGGTATTAAAGCCATTAACATCGATAATAATCAACCTATAGAAGTTGAAGGTGGAGAAGTCGTTATTACAAAACGCGCAGTAGCCGACAACACTAAAAAAGAATTCCAAGGCAAAATGATGACTAACAAAGAAATTTTGTCAAAAATAAATGAATCAGGTGGAGGAGTCTCTTTCGCAAAAGGAGGCGAAGTCAAATTGGAGGAAGATGACTATTATATTTCTGATGATGATTTGAATTTTCCAATTGATGAAAAGGAATTTGCCGACGGTGGAACTATTCCTCTTCCTGAAATCCAACAGCGTATTTTAGAGATAATCGTCAATTCGCCAAAACCACAAATTACCTACAATCAAATTCAAGACCGATATAGTGAAAAATTTCCTACGGAATTTGGTATTTATAAAGAGCGTGATGAAGTCTTGGATGCCGTACTTGAAATGCTTGATTCAAAGGTGATTATAAGTGGTCCTAAAGGTTACGAACTTACACCTGACGGGTATGATAAAATTGAAGAAATCAGGCGAGAGAACTTAAATACAAAAACTACATTAACAAATGAAACTAAGGTCATTATACCTGAAAATCAACAGCGTATTTTAGAAATAATTATAAATTATGGAAAGCCAAAAGTTACGTATGATGAAATTCGAGACAAGTATGAGGAAAAATTTCCAACAAACAAATTAATTACTGAAGTAGTGGATGCTTTGCGTGAAGCATTAGAGTCTAATTTGATTGTACAGGTCTCAGAAGGAATGTACAAGGCTTACAAAATTTCTCCTTTGGGTTTTGATAAAATTGAAGAAATACGCCAATCAAATCGAGAAGCAAATAATCAAAAATCAAACGAAAACAGTGGGCCTTTAGAAATTGAATCAATTCGAGTTTTAATTAGCAATATTAAAGACCCTGAAGGTTCTAAATACGGTATCACAAATAAATATAGAGGCCAATATCAAAAAGTCTTTCAAAACATTGCAACATTTGATAATTTAGAAGAAGATATTGTATATTATGGGAAAGATGGTGGTAATGTTAATGATTTTTACGTAAAAATTATAAATCCAAAATTCAAAATTGACTCTGAGTCAGCAATCAAAGAAATAAATAAATTAAATC